CATCTTCGAGAACACCGGACTTCGCCCAGAGGCTATTGTGGCTTCACCAGAGGCTTACAAGTTCTTGATGAGCGTAGTAGACACTTCAGGTCGCCCAGTAGTCCTACAGGATGGCGCAGGAACTAACAACATCGGTTCTGCTAACATTCCAGGGCTATCAGGTCAGCTTCTAGGCTTGCCAGTTATCGTAGACCCTGCGATGACCGCTAACAAGTGCTACATGGCTAACAGCGCAGCTATTCAGACCTTCGAGTCTGCCGGCGCTCCTGTTCGTCTAACCGATGGTGACATCACTACCTTGACTGACAGCGTTTCTGTTTACGGCTACATGGCGATTACTACACCTTTCGCAGGTGCTATCGTCGAGCTAGACACAGTAGCCTAGTAAGTATCTAATGGCGCACAACGGACCAGGACCAGGGGGAAGTTTGACTTTACAAGATCTGCAAGCCTACATAGGCACAGATGAAACAGGTGACTTCATCAACTCTTGCCTGACCGCCGGAGAAAACCTTGTAGACAACTACATTGGCGAGATAGCTACAGTTCCTGAACAGATTCATGATCAGGCTGTGCTTATCTGCGCTTCGGAGTTGTTCCACAGGCGTTCAGCGCCAAACGGTATCGCTCAGTTCGCTAGCATGGATGGCAGTCCCATTAGGGTTGCAAAAGACCCTATGGGGGCTGTCTATCCGCTGCTGCTACCTTATGTTGGGTATGGTGTATGAGCAACGAGATAACGCTATCTAAGGCAGAGTTCAAGCTCGACCTAGAGGCAGCCGGGCTAAAGGTTCTGGAGTATGTTCCAGAGCGTATAGTTCCGCCTATCGTTATCATCAACAGCGCATCACCTTACCTAACGCCTAGCACACTCGGAAACGAATACGATTTAGCATTGGAACTTGTTGTCATCGCTGCTACAGCAACTAACAAACAAGCTACTGAAATGCTAGATCAGGCGATAGCAGATGTTCTAAACGCTATGCCTCGCTATGCCAGAGTGCTAAGAGTGAACGAGCCTTACCAGATGCAAACTAACAATGCCGAGTATCTATCGGTCAATGTTTCAGTCGAATTAGAAATAACAATTTAGAAAGGGCTACCTAATGGCAGCTTCTACGCGCATCAAAGCGCAAAACATTAAGTTCCTTATTGATGACACCGAATACGCTTGCGATGCAACGATGGTGGACTTGGTTCTAGGTGATGCACCTGGCGATGTTCAGACATTCTGCGAGCAGCGTGTAGGCGGAGAGTGGGCGCTAACCCTCGAGGGAATTACCTCAGGCGATGCAACTTCTCTATACCGAGTTCTATGGGCTAACTTCGGAACTACAGGCACATTCGAGATCGCACCTAACGGCAACGCTGCTGCGAGCGCCGATCAGCCTCACTACACCGGAACAGTCAAGTTCAACGAGCTACCTCCATTGTCGCTAACAAGCAACGAAACAGCGACTTTCACAGTAACTCTAGAGGTGTCTAACGCTACTCATGACCCAGCTAACGACATCTACTACGGCGTGGAGATTGTAACCGCTTAGTATGACCTACGGGGCTAACGGGATCAAGGTAAAGGGTTTTAATCAAGCTGTAAGAGCGCTTCGAGATTTAGGAGTCCCTGATAATGAAATCAAGGATTCTGCTCAAGAGGCTGGAAATATAGTTGCAGATGAAGCTCGGACTCTTGTTCCCGTTAGAACCGGAAGGCTAAGAGATTCTATTAGAGTCAATAGGTCACTTAGAAAAGTAGTAGTTTCAGCAGGTAATAACAGAAGCAGTAAAAGCGCAGTTCCTTATGCTAACCCTATCCACTGGGGCTGGTTCAAGCGCAATATAAAACCACAGCCGTTTTTTGTGAGAGCTTTAGGCATAACTAGAGATGATGTCTACCGAGCATATTACGATAACATGGCTAAACTAGTAGCTAAACAGAACGCGAAGGGAACTAGCACAGATGCTTAAATTCGATGAATTGACACTAGGCGAAATAGAAGAAATTGAAATGCTGCTGAATCGCAGCGTAGATGAAGCTTTTGCAGATGGACAACCAAAAGGCAGAGCGCTTCGAGTCTTTTATTTCATCGCAAAGCGCAGAGAAAACCCACAGTATAAGTTTGAAGATACAGAACAGGTAGCTCAGTCAGAAGCACTATCGCTCTTGGCAGGTAGCGACCCAAAAGTAAAGTAAGAGATGAAGCTGCTAAAAGGCTTGCAGGTTTTGTAATAGCAACAGGCATTAGCCCTAGCGAATACAAGCAGCTAACTCTCGCAGAATACAAGGCGCTAATAGAGCGAGTAGAGGAAATGGAACGATGAGCCTAGTCCTAAATGTTGAAATCTTAGGTGAGTTTAAAAAGCTCACTTCGGCAACCAGGGGCGCAGAAACTCAGCTTTCAAAACTTAATAACTCTACTAAAAAAATAAGCAATAGTATCCGCAGCACTCTTGGAGCTATTGGAGTTGGATTCTCGGTAGTAGCAATAACTAGAGGTATCAAAGACACACTAGATGCAGCCAGTGACCTTGAACAGCAGTTTGGCGCTTTAGAGTCAATCTTTAAAGATTTAGCCCCAGGGATGCAAGAGTTTTCTAGAAGCCTTGCTCCTATTGGATTGAGCGCAGCAGATGCTTCTCGTGCTATGGCTCTCTTAGGATCACAGCTCAAGGGCTATGGAGTGCCGGTAGATGAAGCAGCAGATAAGACTAAAGAACTTACTCAACTTGCAGCAGACTTAGCAGCCACCTTCGGAGGAACTACTTACGATGCAGTTCAATCTATTAGCTCATTGTTCAGGGGAGAGTTTGACCCCATTGAGAAATATGGTGTCGCTATCAAAAAGAGCGATATCAACGCTCGACTTGCAGCAGAAGGGCTAAGTGAGCTAGAGGGAGAAGCACTTAAGCAAGCAGAAGCTCAAGCAGCACTAGCTATTCTTTTTGAGAAAACAGCAGATGCACAAGGGCAGGCTGCTAGAGAATCAGAAACTTTTGCTTCACAGCAGGCTTACCTGAAAGCAGAATCAGAGAATCTAAAAGCAGAAATCGGCGAGGGACTGCTCCCGGTTATGGTGGAGCTATTCAGGGAGATTAGAAACAACCTACCAGCCATAAAAGACTTCCTTCTAAAGCTAACTGAACTAGTCCCAGTGGTTGCAGAGTTGATTCTGAAAATTGTGGAATACAAACAGGAGATTCTTGCAGTCACTATTACCTTGGCAACTCTTAGAACAGGCTTCCTAGCTATAAATACAGTGATGGGAGTTTATACTGCTATCACTTCGGGAGCTACACTCGCAACAGGTGGGCTTATGGCTACTTTTGCTAACCCATTCTTCCTCGGTGCTGCTTTAGTAATCGGTGGAATTGCCTTAGCTCTTAGCAACCTAAAGCTAGAAGCTAATGCTGCTAGAGATGCTGTAGCTGCTCTAAACAGGGAGCAAGAAAAATCAGCTAGCTCAGGTGGGTATTCCTTCGATAGAGGTAACCAGGATTACGCTCCTTATGCTTATAAAACACCTACTACTAAATCGCCTGGAATCGCTGGGCAGTCTGCAAAAACCACAGGTAGCACTACTGTCAATGTGAACATCAACCGGGCAACTGTAGACGCAGATACAATTATCAACGACATCAATAGCAGACTTCGCTCGCAGGGAAGCACGAACCTTCTACGATGACAACTATCCCAGACTTCGACATAGCTAACGACCTGAAGGTCGAGTTCTTTCTGCCTAACCTAGATGATAACGCTTTCATTGTTGGCATAAGCCTGCTAGGTGGAGAGAATGTTTTGTCTAATGGTGGGCAGTTTATTATCGGTGAGAGCCTTCTCGGAGGCGAGGATGTTCTAGGTGGGCTAGGGTTCACCTGGCAGAACTTAGGATGTTCAGTAGCCAGGGCAGATATTTCAATCGGTGGCAGCGTAAAAGATGATCTTTATTTTCAAGCTCAACCAGCAGAAGCTAAAATACTCCTGCAAACTTATCAGTTCGATCCTTCTGCCAATGCAGCTTTCCGCCCTGGAGTTCCAACTAGAATCAGATTAGAGAAAGACCCTACAAACCAAATTATTTGGAGTGGGGTGGTAGACACCATTAGCGCTAGTTATGCTATAGACGGCAAGAATCTAATGAATGTTACAGCCTATGACAACATGAAGAACTTGCTGAATACTCGAATTGACTTGTTCGACTCGGAAACTGTAGAAGGCTTTGTAACGCCTTACGAGCAGATGGAGCTTATCGCAGAGCAGTTCGGCACTTCTATGCACTCTAGCAGCGTGGAGACAGCCGGGGAGATACCTTCTGACTTGTTAGAGAATGTAATTCCTAACACTCTAATCTTCGATGCTATTCAGGTCGGTAACGCCTTGTTCTGGCTTGATCCGGTAACTCAAGAATTCGTATTCGTTCCTCGCCCAGACCCTTCTATAATCCCGGACTTTCCAGTCGGTGCAGGTTACTTCACTCTAGGGACTTCGCTACTCGGTGGAGATGATGTCTTGGGTTCAGGCAACCCGGTGTATACAGTTGGCAATAATCACGAACTGTTCTATCACTTGTGCATGACTAATATAGAAACTAAGGCAGACGGGGATGCTATATTTAATTCCCTAAAGGTTTCGCTCGAAAGTGATGAAACGACTTCCGTTCTAGTCGAGGATGAAGATTCGATTTCGCTTTATGGTAGGTATGCACAGGACATTAGACTCAACACCACTACCGAAGCAGAGCTAACTCGCTGGGCAAGCGAAGTATTCAATCAGTCACCGACTAACCTAGTTCAGAGTGTAGAAACCCTAACTAGAGATCGTGAAGGGGACTTGACTGAGGCAGCGTTCCTTCTCCCAGGCGAGCTTCTCGGAGTGGACTTCGAGCAGGACATTCTACAC